CACAAGAGGTACATAAATCAGCGCATAAGCACTCCCCTTCGGGCAACTCTACAATCCTACAATCTCCCGCAATGGAAGAGAGGATTAAGGGGACATACCCCGAAGCGCATGTGGCCCCACAGTCCGTCACTATTTAGACCTCCGCTTCGTCTTCTAAATCGTCTTCAGCCTCGTCAACCTCATCCTCTTCTTCTTGAGGATCTAACCCCAACATAAGTTCATCAAGGTCTTTTAGGGCATCTAAAAACTCTTTTTTGCTTAGAGGAGCTTGTTCCTCTTCTTCTTCAGAAGGTTCTTCTTGTGCCTCAGGAGCTTTCTCCCCCTCATCGTCATCTCCTGCTTCTTCTTTCACGGATTTCTTAGAAGACTTTCCGTTTTTTTCCGCTGCTACAACGGAATCATCCTCTTCTTCTCCTTCATTACCAGGATCAGCCTCGGCTGCCTCAGCAGCGTCTTTGTCTGCTTGGGCTTCTGGGGAGAGAGGGTCTTGGGCCAAGTGATGCCCAGGGGAATCAGGTGTTTCATTATCATCTGATTTCTTCTTTTTTTTATTTTTATCTAAAAGAAGCTTTTCCTTTTGAACCTTTTCCATTAATTGCGAAATAGTTAGCTCATCTTCCAACAAGGAATCAAAAGTAAGCCCATCGGCCAAAATAAACTCATCTTGGAATTGTGTATAATCACAAGCTTGGAAGGCTTCCTGTAGAATATCATTCACATCAATAACTTCCACTCCATTTTTCGTTTTGAGCATTTTTCCTAATTCACTAAAAGTCTCTTTTAAAACGCTTCCTTTGGGAGAAAGACGAGAAAGGGCTTCAAAGATAACAGTTTGCGTATTTGCCAAGCTGGCGAAGGTTGCCGTGTCCTTGAGGTTTAGGACATTTATTCCATATTTTTCGTTTAAAAGCGATATTACCACCTTTTTGATAGGTTTTTTCATTTCAAAGAGTTTTGAAGCAAATTCTTTGATTTCTTTCGTGGAGAGGGTATTGTAGTCAGATAAGCCTAAAGCATTATCTAACGACTCAAATAACTGTTTTTTAGTGGATAAAGCTAAATAAGGCACTTCTACGATAGCTTCCACTAAAGACTCCAAAATCACTTCAGGGGAGGGCTCATAAATTTGAGAGGCTAAACTCCGAATTTTAGCGTTTGTAGCCCAAACTTCCTCAAAATTCTTTTTAGATTCTAAAAGCTCTTTTTTGACCAACTCCTGCTTGCAGAGCATTTCATAAATACTCTCGTTAATTCCTTTAGTAATTGTATATTCACCCTCTTGTAAAGTATCAAAGGTTAATTTAGGAAAATTGAAGGACCGTGAGACTGAAGAAGACAACTTGACCGCGTTTTCAATTTCTTTAATATTTTGGACATTACCCTTCTCATCCTCTAAAAAGGTGAGTACTTGAGGCATAACCTCTAAAAAGCGTTGGAATTGTTCGGTTTTTACAATATTTTGAGATTCGGAGAAGATTGAGATTTTTTCTTCCAATTTCTTCTTAACAGTTTCAAACTTCATTCTATTTTCCCACAAGGAAAGAATGTCTGAAAAGGAGCTATCAGCCTGGGGATAATCATCCACATTAAGGTTACCCACAAAATCGGAAACTTTTTCATTGACAAAAGAATCAAACACATCGTTATCTGTAAAAACTTCAACATCCTGAATCTTAATTGAGTTCAGAGTGATATTTTTATCTAACTTGTAATTTCCAGTGATAACCTTCCCACTCTCGGATAAAAATGCTACTTCTTCTTTATCGCTATCAACAGCGAAAAGCTCTACATTTTCTCTAAGGGATCTCCCTAAGCAATCACTTAGCTTCAGAAGATTGGTAACAGTTTTATTTCTATTTTCGAATAAGTGCTCAAACATTGTCTAACTCCTCTTGGTTACAGACTAAGGTATATAGTCTATTTAATTAGCTATTTTTTTGTCGTTTTTTTATATTTCTGGTGATTACTCTATCAATAGAAGCTAATCTTTCTGGATTACCTCTATTTTCATGAATAATTTTTTGCTTTACCTTATTTAAGGTATCCACAAGTCTCACATCAACTTCTTCTCGTTTTGATGCTGGTTTCATTTTTTGTAGTTCCTTTTGTCTATCATGGTCTGCTTCTTTCTCACCTTCAGATCTAGCCATATCCATGTCTTTACCTGCCTGCTCCCGATCCATATCACTATCCTTGCCTTCCTGATCTTGTCCAGCAGAAGCCGCGCCCATCTGAGCTTGTTGTTCCATTTCTTTTTGAGCTTGCTCATCTTGTTCTTTTTCTAATTCAGTTTGAAGATGTTCAATCTCTTCATCTGTCATATCATAGAACTCTTTGTAAATAGTAGATTTAGGAAAAATACCCAACCCAACAACGGCTTGAACTACACGAGCCTTTTGCTCATCAATCTCCATCTTTCGTTTAGTGAAAGTATCACTCGGATCAGGGAGGAGAATTTTAACACCTTTAACTAACTTGGCAGGATAACCCACTAAGGCTAAGTGTCTTTTAGCGATTTGTTCTAACCCAATTTCTACCTGCTGTTGAACTCGGGTGATGACTCTCGCAAACTTAGAGTCTAACTGAGAAAGGTTAGCCTTTCTCTCAGGAGACTTGTCTTTCTCCACAATATAATCTTTAGGAACCTTCAACGCAGCAAGCAGTTTATCCCTAAAGTAGCGCACATCTTCTACTTCCCCTAGGTTTTGAGCCCCTGGAAGAGTGTCGATCTTGGTTCCTTGGTTGCCCCTAGTGGGAACAAAGAAGTCCTCATCAGCACTCAAAGGGTTATACCGTGAATCAATGGTATTATCATTGGAGTTGTAGTATTTTTCTTTCTTAAACTTCTCCTTTACCTTCTCCATAAACATTTCAGCTTTGGTGGCTGGCATGTTAGCGACATCAATATAGAAGATTCGACGCTCTGGAGCCCTCGCTAATCGGTAGATTAACATAGCGTCTTCCATCAATTTGAGGGAGCGGAAAATTCTAATACATAAGGCTGCGATAGATCGACCATAAGGGTAATAGCCAGGGTCTGCGGTACGCAGCCTAAAATGCACTATCTGGTTGCGGTCCAAAGTTATGAACTTAGTTCCTACCATCATATCCGCTGCACTACCGTAAGCAGACCAATCATCTTTATCAGGAATCTCTTGGAGGAAATCTGTTAGATACCCATATTCATTTTCCACTCTGATGATAAAGTTAGGATTAAGAACTTTAAGCCTTTGAAGCCCTTTATCTGGATTGTTCACATCTAAGATTGTTTCAATAAAACAATCCCCATACTTCACTGTATTTCTAACTATATCCCAATAAATTCTATCTAGTTGAATATGCTTAAACAGTGTATTAATTTCATCTACTACGACTTGATTTTCGCTTTGAACCGTCCATCTCTCATTTTTTAAGTTTTTTTGGGTGGAATCATCGGCATAAATATCAAAGGCTACGCCAATCTCTGGGTAATTATCCATCTCCTCAAAACGCAAATAGCGTTCTCGGCGCGTTCTCTCTAGCTCTGGAAGAATAAGAGCCCTGCGGCTCATAGTTCCCATAGCGGGAAGAACATCGGGAGTAATTACATCTGCATTCTGAACGGTGTCCCCAGCCAGAGTCGCCTGAGGCGTTGGACCATCATCTGCTTGTTTAGCAATATAAGGCGCGGCTTTGGTAGCAAAAAACCTCGCTAAAAATTGCCCCAATCTCCCACTAGGATAGAAATAAGGACCAAACCTAGCGTCAGGCCCTGCTTCCGCAAAAGAGGTGGGACCTATAGCGTCTTCATTTATTTTCTTATTATTTTTTACTTCATCAGCCATTGTATATCTTCCTCGGTCCAATCACCATGGGTAGTTTTTACTTTATGAGCTAAGGGTTCTAAGGGTTTTTGTACTCTATGCTCGTTTTGTGATGCCTCCAGTGGATTGTTATCTACTAATGTATGTAGTAAACTTACAGCCACTCCAAGACTCATAATTAGATCATCATTTTTCCCTTTATCAGCCTCGATTCTTCCTCCATCAGTTATAATGAAGGTAAGTAACTCATCCACCGTTCTCTTGGAATTAATTTTGATGTTATTATTTCTAATATACTCTTCTAATCTATTCAAAATCTCCTCTCTATTTTTAAGTGTGATCTGGAGGCCGAAGTCGCTCCTCTCATCTAACCATAGGTTATCATATTCATATACATTAAACATCCAATCTATTAAGTTATTTCCAATAGTATTCCGTTCAATGATTACTGTCGCATTATTATAGAAGTTAGCTTCAGTCGTAATAATCTTAGCAAACTCATTAATAGGAGTTTTGTTAGAATAAAACTCTGCTACCTGCTCACCAGTATAAGTATTTAGGATGTGAAATGCGGAATAATCTCTATCTCTTCCCATAGCTACATCCACCCCTATGATATATTCATATTGAGGCTCAGGATCTTTCCATACGCGCATTTTGTTATTATATTTACGAATAAAGTCCGAATCTACCCCCTCTAGGATTCTCTTCAGCAGTATCCCCTCAATAAAAGTTTCCCCTGTACCCAAGAATTCACATTCATATTCTTGTAACCACTGTTTAAAAGGCATGTTAGCTTTAGTAGTATCCTCCCATTGGTCTACATTTAACCCCTTCTCCTCCATTACCTTATAAAGAGAAGCAAAGCCCTCACTTCGTTTATATTCAGGATGTTGTTCCCAGTTAATATCTATACAATTAAAAGCATTCGTTTTAGCCTTCGCATCCAGATAGACATTATGATACCAGTTCCCTACCCCGTTTACAGTTGATAAGACGAATGCGCGGCCTCCCGTTGAAATAATAGGATAAACAGCAGCCCAAATAGTATCAATATTATCAATAAAAGCGGCTTCGTCAATAATCAAGAAGGATCCTGCTAAAGATCGTCCTGATTGTTTTCCTGAGGGGCGAGATTTAATAACAGATCCAGTAGAGAGCTTCAGCGTGTGCTTATTATCTTCTACAATTTTAGGTTTTAAAAACGCAGGAAGCTCATCATACATAATTTTAATTCTATCTAGAACTTCAGTAGATTCGGAGTCTCCTTTTGATAAAATAACTATAGATTTATGTTTCTCAAACACAGCCATCCATAAAGAGTAAGCAGCCGAAATTGTT